GAACGTGATCGAACAGAACAAGCGTGATACGTGGTATGCGGCAGATGCGGACGATCAGGATACATTTGTAGCGGCACAGAAAGCCAAATCCGAAGGATAAAACTATCGTTGAAGGCAAGAAGGTCTAACCACTGGATGTAAAAATGCTAGACAGGGGATTGGATATAACAAATAAAGACAAACAATAGTTTAAAGGAAAGGAAAATAGAATTATAAACTACTATATATGTAATTACATATACAGTAGTTTTGTTTTTGGAGAAAACATGGCAGAAGAACAAGGCTTACAGTTAAACGTAAAAGATAAAGTGTATGCATTAATACTAGCAGGAGGTATGGGAGCAAGAATAATTCAAACGGCTTTCATTCGTTCACTTATAAAGAAAAGAAAACTGGCAGATAACAACTATCCTATTCTGGTAATCGATAATACTATGATAGGCCAAATGGTTTCAGCTGCTTTAAAGAATCAAAATATTCATGGAGTACAAGTTCCAGAAGCATATCAATCTTGGCCTCAAGATCCTAGACTATGGCCCATGCCCAATGGAGCTATAGAACATCCCGTGTTTATAGATACTTGGAGAAAGAGTTTTCAAAACTACGGCAATGTCCAATCAATGAACGACCTTATAGCGGGAAATTGGTCAAGAACTTATTCAATAGAATATGGTTTCAGTCTTAGAAAAGATATTCATCAACATAAACTAAAGAATGATAAAAAATCATTCATAGGACATCTTTATGGTAAGACTATGGGACTAGAGTATGATGGTGAAGTTCAAATGCTTAAGTTGACTCAGCAAAGTAAAGATATCACTAAGTTTATCAATGATAGAAAGAAACCCTTTGTTTTAATGCATATAGGAATGGATAGAAATCCACAAGACTATATGGCGGGCATAAACTATAAAACATTTAAGTTATGGTCATTAAATGATTGGGCTATGTTAGTTCAGAAATTTAAGCACAAATATAATTTTGTTCAGGTCTATGCATATCAAGATAATCCTGAAATTCCAGATGTCTTTAGTATAAAAGTGGACAATTTAAATCCAGTTCTTCAAATGCTTCAAAGTCCAAAATGCAAATTCTTTATGTCTATTGATAATTATTTAGCACATCTTGCTGCTACCATTAAGAAAAGAGGTATAGTTCTTTGGGGTTCTGTATCACCATATGTCTGGGGTTGGAAGCATAATGAAAATATCTGGAATAGATATTCATGTGACACTATAGCTTGTTGGAGGCCAGGATTGTTTGATATTGATGGCAATGGTAAGTCTTGGGTGTGTGATCATTATAGTTGCATGAGAAGTATAACTGTCAATCAAGTTTCAAAAGCTATTTATAAACTTGAAGCAAATCTTGAAACAGATAAAAATAAGGGAGAGATAGTGCTATGAGTTATTCATGTATACATTGTGAAGAAGAATATGCTGAGAAAGATTTTGATGGTATTTTTCAAGTAGGTAATTATATTAATAAGGCTGTGTGTGGCGAATGCTTTTGGGAATTGTTGGAAAGTATTTCATTTCGCAAAAAACTAACGAATAAAACTAAATTGCAAAAATTACAAGACAAAATAGAAGCTGTTGCTAAAATAAATAAAAGCACACTCATAAAAGATGGATGTTGTTGTGCTATTGAAACTCTTATGCAGAGTGGTTGTAAGTGCAGTAGAGATTATTCATAGGAAAGGATAGTTAATGTCATTAAATGTTCTAGGACTTTCGTTTGGACATGATGGTTCAGCTTCTGTTGTAAAAAATGGAAAGCTTATAGCTCATATTGCATCCGAAAGAATAACTCGTGTTAAGAAACAAAGAGGTGTAAATAAAAGAGTTATCAAATATGTATTAGATAAAGCTAAAATGAAGCTTACTGATATAGATATAGTGGCTCTAATTAATTGGTTTTGGGATAAAGGCTTTGAAGGTGAAGAATTATTTGATAAAGAAGAAGAAGGTTTTGCTGTAATAACAGAGAGGGGAATTGAATACTCATTAGAAGATTATGCCGAATTTTATCGTAATGTATCAATGGCTGCTCAAGGTGTATTTACTATACAAATTGGTGATCAGGCGAAACCTTGCATTCATGTTGACCATCACTTTGCTCACTGTGCTTATACTTATTTTATGTCACCATTTGATGATGCTTTGTGTTTTTCATTAGATGTAAATGATAACATGGGCAACAATCATTCGGCATATTATTTTGATAGAGAGAATCATCATCCAATTAGAAAAGGCGATGATTTTTCTGTTGGGGCTTTCTATTCACAAATATGTGATTTCTTAGGATTTCATCCTTCTCTTACTGATGCTGGAAAAGTTATGGCTTTAGCTGCTTATAAGAAACATTCATCTATTGCTAATCATTTTACTTGGCCTGAAGTAATTAAAATGGGAGATATATATCACGGTGATCAGTATTCTCATTTGTTGGGAGCGCATGGACAGAATATGTTTACCAAACGAAATCTATATCCTCAACTAAAAGGAGAGGGTGGTAAGGCTGATAAGAAATGGTTGGACAAAAAGGATTGGAATAAACCTTTAAGCAAACAGATTGCAGCCGATGCTCAATTTATATTAGAACAGTCAGTACATAATTTTATAGAAGAACTTGAGAAGAACTTTAAGCTTACAAACAATTTATGTGTTGTTGGTGGAACATTTCTTAATTGTGTAATGAATGGCATGCTTGAAAAGAAATTCCCAAAGCTTAATATATGGGCTGCTCCTGCATGTGGAGATGATGGATTATCTATTGGAGCATCACTATTCATAAGTAATAAACTCGATAAGAATAAAAAAAGTGAAATAACAGAAAAAAGTAAAAAGAAAATTAATCATACTATTCAGGAAAATATATCAGGTGGCAAGAAATATTATGAAAAAGAAATACTGGAAACTATAAAAGACTATGATGAGATTAAATATGAAAAGCCTGATGATCTTATTCCGATAATATCAAAGGAATTACAAAATGAAAAAATTGTTGCATGGTTCCAAGGCGAATCCGAAATAGGTCCAAGAGCATTAGGCAGACGATCTATTTTGGCTGATCCTAGAAAACAAAATATGAAAGATATTCTAAACAAAAAGATTAAAAAGAGAGAAGAGTTTAGACCATTTGCTCCATTAGTTCTTGAAGATGAGGCTGATGAATGGTTCGATGTTAAAGAGGGAAAGTCATATCCATTCATGTTGTTCTCTTTGAAATGTAAAGCAAGTGATGAAATTCCTTCAGCAGTTCATATAGATGGAACAGCCAGAATACAAACAGTAAATAAGAGTAATGGAGCTATATACGATTTGTTATATCAGTTTGCTGAAGATACAGATATCCCTGTTTTGATTAACACTTCATTTAATACACAAGGGCAACCAATAGTAGAAGATCCGGAAGATGCAATTGAAACATTCCTTGATACTGAAATAGATATTCTAGTATTGGAAAAATATATAGTGAGAAAGAAATGAACATTCTTGGCATAAGTGGTTGTGTTGGATGGATCCCTGAAGATGCCTGGTTACATTCTGCAGGTGCTTCTTTATTTATAAATGACAGACATATATGTACTATATCAGAAGAGAGATTAAGTAGAGTAAAACATGATGGTAGATATCCAGAATTATCTATTAAATATGTCTTAGAAGAAGGTAATATAGATCCTGAAGCTATAGATATTGTTGTTTATGCAGAGAATGTACATTCGCCGCTTAGACGCGATAAAATAGAATCTATCTTAAAAAGAGAATTTGAGAATGCCGATATAGAATTTGTTGATCATCATGTTGCTCATGCCAGTGCAGTTTTCTGGACATCAGGATTTGAGACAGCTTCTATTCTTACTTATGATGGAGCTGGTAATTCTATTACTACAAGACATAAACAATTGGTTTTAAGTGAAACAGGGTTCTTTGGTAAAGGAACACAAAAAGGCGTGGTTGCTTTAAATCACTTTGTTAATGGCGTATATTGTAAAGAAGAATTTAACATGGGTGGAGTATATAATCATATATCAAGAGAAATATATTCTATGATAGAGCCTGATAAGGCTAAAGCTATAGAAAACCCTTTTATATTTATGGAGACTGCACCTGGAAAAATAATGGGATTAGCCGCTTATGGAGAAAAATCTGTTGATTTGCCTGATTTGTTTGAGGTGAATGAAGATTCTTATTTCCCTACAGTTCATACAAATTATATACCAACACCTAAACAGTTAGGAAAATATGAGCCTGAAGACTTGGCGGCTTGGTTACAAGATAGTTTTGAAAACACTCTTGTCGAATATTTTTTTAATTTAAAATATTGGGATCTATTAGAAAATAATCTATGTTTGGCAGGAGGCTGTGCTTTAAATGTTCTGGCAAATGCAGTCCTTATGGATATTAAAATGTTTGATGATATATTTGTATTTCCAGCCAGTAACGATTCAGGTCTACCTTTTGGAGCTGCAATTCATATAGTAATGGATGAAATTATAAATGATATTGAGAACGATAGAAGCTTAATACTTCCTGATAATCTGGCTTCATTGGGAAAGGAATATAGTAATGAAGAAATTATAGAGGCTATAAAAGGATGAAAATACAACATTCAACAGCCGAAATGGATAAAGTCATAGATAAAGTGGTTGAAGATCTATTGAAAAATAAAATAATAGGCTGGTTTCAAGGAGGATCTGAATTTGGTCCTAGAGCATTAGGCTTTAGATCTATATTGGCTAACCCTACATTCGAAGACTGTATAGACAATTTGAATGAAAGAGTTAAACATAGAGAATGGTGGCGACCTTTTGCTCCTGTTATAATGGAAGAGCATTTGAACGAATGGTTTACTGGAAATTATGTTACAAACGAGCACAGAAAAGTTTCACCATATATGCTATTTTCATTTCAAGCAAGAGAGTCTCATAAGATTCCAGGTGTTGTGCATGAAGATAATAGTTCAAGAGTTCAAACAGTNAATGAAAGACAAAATCANAATTTGTANAAACTGCTTCAAGCATTTTATAAGAAAACAGAAATACCTATATTATTAAACACATCATTTAATATAGCAGGTGAACCTATAGTAGAATCACCAAAAAACGCAATGAAAACATTTAAATCAACAAATATAGATGTTCTAGTTATGAATAATATCTATATTGTAAAAAATAACGAGAGGAGAAAAAATGGCTGATAGTGTATCTGTATCTGCGCTGAAACAAAAGGCAAGAGAATTGAATAATCAAGTTGTTAATATTGAAATTCAATTAAGAAGAGCAAAGGATGAAGTTGACGGTCTTCAAAGACAATTTGATCAGAATAATGGTGCTTTGGCTCAATTATCAAACTTGATCCAAGAATTTGCAGATGAAGGGGATAAGGAAAATCTTGATGAAGAAACAGTAGATGAAGAAACTCCTGCTGAAGAGAGTAATGGAAAGCCGAAGAGTAAAAGGAGAAAGAGAAAGAAGAAAGTTGAAGCCGAAGAGGATCCTAGGGATGAAGCGATTCCTGAAGAAACTCCAGAAATAGAAGATGTTGAAGAAGTTGAAATATAAAAAAATAAGTCTCCCAAAATGTATTTGATGTTGAATTGTATATATTTATATAGAATGGAAGTTTGAGTAATACCGTATATGACTTCCTATAAATATAATATTCAACGTAACCTTTTGGGAGATTTTTAATGGCACAGATATTTGTTAGCCCTGGTGTATACACTCAGGAGATAGATGAGAGTTTTGTACCAGCAGGGGCAGGAGCAATCGGTGCTGCACTTGTCGGCCTTACTGAAAAGGGTCCCGCTTTCCTACCACTTGAGGTAGGATCATTTGGTGAGTTTAGAGAAATCTTTGGTAGTATGAAAGAGAATCTACACGTACCTTATGCAGCGAGAGCTTATCTTAAGAATGCCGGAACTCTCAACGTAGTTAGAGTGCTTGGTAGAGGAACTGCAAGTGTAGGTACTGCCTGCATTTTGTCATTCCCTCCAGCAACAACAGCCGGATCCGTAACAGGTGTTTCAGGAGCTACTGCTGCTGTTTCTGCATCTAATAATGTCTTAGGTATTTTAAGATTAAGAGGTGATGTAGAACAAGTAATGCTTAGTGGTTCACCTAGCAATTTTGACATTGCTATACCTGGGAAAGGAGTCACTGCTCAAGCCTTATCGTTAAATGAGGCCTCAGGCAACTACGTTAAGAAAGTGTTAGGCACAGACCCCGTAAATGTAAAATCCGGTGATTCTCTAACTGCTCTTTATGTTGATGCAGTCTTTGATTATCATTTTAGTACAGTAACAGGTTCAGTAAGTGGTGCAGGTGTGGATGCGACTTTTTCAACATGCACAGCTGACTCAACACAAATAACAGGTGGATTCACTCCTGCTAGATCAACAATGGTTGTTTCACAGAACTTTGGTGGAACTGTTTATGATCTATTTAGAGTATTTACAAGATCAGATGGTGATGCGGCAAATAATAGTACAAAGATATCTATCACCCAGGTAGATACAGCTGCTACTGCTAATGCTAAATTCACAGTTGTTGTAAGAACAGGAAATGATTCTGATGAAATGCCTCAAATCTTAGAATCATTTACAGATCTTGATCTTGATCCTTCTTCTAAACAATACATTGGAAGAGTTATTGGTGATAGAAGACCTGTATATGATTTGACACAAAACCCTCCAGAAATTCTATTTGATGGTGACTATCCTAATAAATCTAACTTTGTATATGTTAGAGTTGAAGATGGCTTCCCGGCAAATGCAAGGCCTGCAGGATTTAAAGGATATAGCAAGATTNTTCCTGGACCATATATTCCAGCACTTCCAACTATTACAAATCAGCTTAATACAAGAAATGAAGTTGATTCTGGTTTATTCTTGGGTGTTAATTTTGGTGCAGGATCTGGTGGTATTTTTGATAGATTAAAATCAACAACAGTTGCGGCTTCAGCTTCAACATCAGCTGACCAGGGTTTCTTGATCTATGCAGTTTCAGGTGATCAAACAAACTCAGCTACAGTAACTGCTTATGCATCCATTGATATGGTTGGCTCAAACAGTGGTAACTTTAATACTACAAATAAGGTTAGATTCTCATTCCCAGTATATAAGGGTTTTGATGGATTGGATCCAAGATCTAATAAATTTGTAGATGTTAATGATGGAACACTATCTGCTGACTTTTATAAAGCTATAGATACATTGGCCAACTCTGATGAAATTGATATTAATTTACTTGCATCTCCCGGTGTTCACTCTTCTTCAGTTGGTAATATTCCTCAGAAAATGATTGATGTTGCCACTTCAAGAGGTGACACATTCGTGATTGCAGATCTCTCAAATGGAACAACAACTGCTGCTGCTCTTAACTTGAGTGTTGCAAATGCGCAAACTGAAGCTGATAAATATGATTCAAACTATGGTGCTGCTTATTATCCTTGGGTAAGAATTAATGATATCGATAATAATAAAATTGTTTGGGTCCCTCCAACAGTTGAAGTTATGGGTGCCATTGCATTCAACGATAGGATTGCACAACCTTGGTTTGCACCTGCCGGTGTAACACGAGGTGGTTTGGAAAATGTACTTGAGGTAAGAAGAAGACTTACACAAGGACAGAGAGATGATTTGCAGAACAAAAACATTAACCCAATTGCAACATTCCCTAACATCGGAATCGTAATTTGGGGACAGCAAACACTTCAAAAGAAACAATCACTTCTGGACAGAGTTAATGTTAGAAGAATGATGCTTGAAGTAAGGAAGACAATTGCTGGCTTCTCAAGAGTATTCGTATTCGATCCTAATACTGTAACACTTAGATCAAAATTGCTTGAAAGAATTAATAGTTATCTTGGTCAGGTTCAAGCCGCACAGGGTCTTCAGGAATTCAGAGCTGTACTTGATGAAACAACAACAACCCCTGATCTTATTGATAGAAATATTGTCAAGGGTAAGATATTCCTCAAGCCTACAACAGCTGCTGAAATTATATTGCTTGACTTTGCTGTTACAAGTTCAGGTGCTGTATTTAGTGAATAATATTTGCTAAAATAACTAAGGGTGGAGGCTAGAAATAGCCTCCATTTTTAGTATTCAAAAGTTCATCCTCAGATATATTTATTCTAAGGACATAATAAAAACTATATGGAGAATGATAATGGCTNAACCTATTGAAGTTAATCAAATGTTGTCTGATTCGTATGAACCAAAGAGACAAAATAGATGGTTGTTTGAATTCGGTGATGAAACACTTCCAGCTTTTATTGCTCGAACAGCTTCTAAGCCATCAGCAACAACAGAAGAAATTGTAATTGATTATATGAATACAAAAAGATATTTAGCAGGCAAATTTGAATGGAGTACTCTTACTCTTGGACTTTACGATCCTATTGCTCCTTCCGCATCTCAGAAAGTTATGGAATGGGTTAGACTGTCTTATGAGAATATTTCAGGTAGAGCTGGTTATGCAGCTTTCTATAAGAAAGATTTTTCACTTCAGTCATTGGATCCAGTTGGTGCAGCAGTTGAGAAGTGGTCTATTCAAGGTGCTTGGATTACTGAGGCAACATTCGGTGATTTGGATCATGCATCTGCTGAACCGCAACAGATTGATGTTACACTTAGATTTGATAAGGCCATCCTTAATTATTAATTTTAGCTGTAATTTTAATATTTCTTTGTCATATCCTTTAGTTACTTTATATTTATTNCATTTTAGAGAAAAGAAAGAGAGATACAGAAAGAAAAGAAGAGATTGAACAGTGTAGTTTTAGAGTAGTAATAATATGGGAAAATGATTTCAAGCATTCTCCTGAAAAAGTAAAAAGAATATTGGAAGAACTAAAATAAAGGAGGCTATATGCCAGAAGAAAAAAGTAGTCCAAGTGTCACTTTTGAACCAACAGGTGATATAAAGGAACGGGGAGAAAAGGCAGGAAGAGATATGGCAAGACAGTTAGGTGAAGAGGCAAAGGCTAAAGCAGGATTTGAAATACCAAAAGATTTAGTAAGGCTGCCTTCAGCAGGAAAGATCTATCCACCTTCATCTCCCTTGTATAAAATACAAGAAATTGAAGTAAGACAGATGACTGCAGCCGATGAGGATATTTTAACTTCAAGAGCTTTGATTAGAAGTGGAAAAGCTATTGATATGGTCATTCAAAATTGCTTAGTAGATAAATCTATCAATTTAGATGATTTACTATTAGGTGATAAAAATAGGCTTATGATATCCTTACGAACTAGTTCATATGGTGCTGATTACAATATTAAAGTATCATGTCCAAGTTGTGCTGAGGAATCAGATTTTGAAGCAGATCTTGCTAAATTGACGGTTAACAATCTTGAATTAGAACCAACAGCAGAGGGAGTTAATAGTTTTGCTTTTGAAGTACCATCTGGAAGAATTATTGAATTTAAATTCATGACAAGTGGTGATCAACATAAGATTTCAGAAGCACAAGCAAATCTTAAAAAGGCAACAAATTCCCAAGCAGATAACAATATAACATCCAGGTTGATGAATCAAATATTATCAGTTGATGGCAATTCGGATGTTGTTGGTGAATATGTAAGGAATATGACTGCCAGAGATTCAAGAGCACTCCGAAAGTATATCGACGACAATGAACCTGACGTCATTATGAAGCAGTCATTTGAATGTTCTGCTTGTGGAGTTAGCCAGGAGGTAGATCTACCATTAACGGTAACGTTTTTTTGGCCTGAATGAAAATAATAAAGATTATATATATCAGCAAATATTCGATCTAGTATATCATTGCAAAATTACATTCACGGAAGCGTATACTATGCCAGTATGGTTAAGAAGATGGTGGTTAAATAGAACTAACAAAGAAATAGAAGAACAAAATAAACAAAGAGAGAAAAAGTAATTACTCCTGTATTATATATATGATGTGTATGTATGCAGGAGTAATATTTTTATGGGGGCAATATAATGAAATTAAAAGACTACAATAATCAGTTGACAGAAGGAAAAATTTGGCAGATATTGAGAGCTTTTGTAACAGGCAAGGCTAAGATAGATCNTGATAGTGAATATGGANAGGCTATCAATGGGATAGAAAAAATAATGAAGAAAAAAGCACCAGGTTCAAACAAAACATATGCTGAGATTATGGCTGCTGATTTAAAGAGCAAAGGCATTGATGTGAGTGATCTAGGATATTAAAATATGGCTACATCCGAGTGGAACATTGAAGATGAGTTGAAGGCATACAAGGATCAACAAAAAAGAATGACTGGTAGTAATGAAGCTACCTTATCACTTGTAGATAGAATGAATAAGGTACTTGAGGCTAACATTGAGAATCAGTCTGATTTTCTTAAACATGGAAGATCAACTGCTGCTGGCTTTGCCGAAATGGAGAAGCAGATAGGCAAACTAGATAAAGAGGGTCTGCAGGCTATGCTCAAAAGGGTACAAGAGACTAGTAGTAGTTTAGAAGAACAACACAAAGAGATGAAGAAAGCCTTAAAAGAGGACCAAAAAAAAAGAAAGTTCGAGTTAAAAGCTTTAAAAACTCAAGAAGAAGTACAAAAAATAACTGATAAATATACCAAATCGTTAGGTGAATCAATTAAGTCTATTACTAAATTCATACCCCTTGTTGGTGATAAATTAGGAGATGGTTTAAGCAATATGCTGGAAAGTTCTGGCTTTGCAAGGAAACTTGATAGAGGCATAATGAGAATGTTTAGTAAAAAAGGAGGTGGTAAGGTTGGAGGTGGTGGGATGTCAATGATGAAAATGGGGGTGTGGGGAGCGGTTGCTGCTGCAGTAATGGCTATTGTTAAAGGCGTAATGGANGTCGAAAAGACCTGGGCAAGGTTGTCTAAGGAAACTGGTTTTACTAGAAAACAAACTGNAGGCTTAAGAAATGCCATATTTNAAACTAACNAAANTCTTGGTANATATGGTGTTAATTTGTCTGATATAGAAGANACAGCAATTGCTTTGTTTAATGAGTTTGGTTCTATTAACGGTATCAGTCAGGAAATGTTAGNNNCTGCTNNNAAATGGAGATTGTTATGGGGNGCNGGNGCTGAAGAAATAGCCGGATTGATTGATGCTNTGCATNGNGGNTTAGGCATGAGTAATGNCCAGATGNATGAATTTGTCGAATCATTAAGAACAGCGCCCCGAGAGGGTGTTTCTTTCAACCTCNTAATGAGGGATATCACAAAGGATGCTAACTTCTTAGCATTATATACAAAAGGTACTGGTGAAAATATTAAAGATGCGGCTATTCAAGCTAGAAAAATGGGTGTATCGTTATCTACTATGGAGGGTATTGCTAATTCGTTCTTAGACTTAGAAAGTTCATTGGAAAATACAATGAGGATCAATGCAACTTTCGGCACTAATCTTAATGCAATGTCATTGCACAGAATGGCTATCAATGGTGAATTGGTAGAACTTCAAGATACGTTATTATCGGCTGTAGAAAAGGAAATTAGTTGGAATGACATGAATTTATTACAGCGCAAAGCTTTAGCAGACTCATTAGGTGTATCTGTTGAAGAGACAGCTAAAATGCTTCAACACAGAAAAGCGTTAGCCGAAATGGAAAGAAAAGGAACATTGCAGACCTACAAAGACCAACAAGCAGAACTGGCCTCAATTGAAGACCATTTAGCTGATCAAATGACTTGGTGGAATTTGATATGGAATACAATAAAAACCAAGGGTTTAGCTTGGTTACATGCAGTAGGTTTATATCTCGCAGGAGATTTACAAACTGCAGGTAAAAAAGTTGCAAAAACATTAGAAGATATATTACCTACTCCGGAAACAATTAGTGAATCTTATAAAAACATGAAAGAATGGTGGAACCAACAAAAAGCTGAAGGCAAATCAACTATGCAAATATTGGGTGATTTATTTTTTAAAGCTATGGATCTAGCTATGCAAAAGTTTAATAAAATATGGAAATGGAGTTGGAGATCAATGAGGT